TGAAGTATGATTCTTTAACAGTTTTAACTTTCATTTCGAAAGAATCTCTGTTATCGAATTCGATATCTTCTACTAAAGATGCTAATTTCTCAGCTTCAGTTTCTGCAAGCCCTGAAGATTGTTCTCTTACTACTTCACTCTTTTCAAATGATTGAACTTTGTTATGTAGATTGATATTATCTTCTGTGGTTTTATTTAAAGTCTCTTCGAGTTCAGTGACTTGTTCGTTGAGGTCATCAACTAAGTCTTCTTTACCTTCAGGTACTTCGATATAGTGTTCTTTGAACACTGACTGAAGTGAAGTCATAAACTCTTCAGCAATTTCAGTCCTAAGACCTTGTTGCACTTGTAGTTCATTATCTTTAATCCATCCTTCAACTACGTAGTTAAGGTATGAATCTACCTTTTCTACTAATGAAGATTGAACTTCAGATACTTCTTCTTCTAAATTTTGCGCATATTCTGCTTCGAGTCTGTCAACTTCTTCGCTTAACTTACTTGTAAGTACTGCTTCGAAAATGGCAGATGCTTTTCCACGGAATCCTTCTGAAAGTGTAGCTTCTTCTTTGATGATTGCATCGATATCTTCATCAAAATCAATTGCCTCAACCTTAGCTTTTGCTTTAGGTTCTGGCATTTTGCCTTTAACAGCGTTAGCTGCGTCATCGCCTGATTTTACTGAATCTTCTTCGCCATCAATAGTTACTAACTTTGCAAACATTTTTTGCGCGTCTTCTTTCTTTGCTTTCTTAAGCATTTCGACTGCTGCTTGAATTACGCCAGCTTTAGTTTTTGGAGTTTGAACAGTTTCCTTTTTAGGTTCATGCTCTTCTTCCTCGTCCTCGTGCTTGCCTTCTTCTAAAGATTCGCTTTCTTCAGATACAACTTCCTCGTCTAAAATTTCTTCATTTTCAACGAGCTCTTCAGTTGTTTCTTCTGAAACTTGCTCTTCAACTTCAACAGTTTCAACTACTTCTTCAGCGTTATTTAAAACGTCGTCTGACATAGTATTCTCCTATGATTTTAGATTTAATTTAGAGAGGAAATTTTTAAAAGCTCTTATTTCAGCAACCTGCAAATCTTTGCGAGGAGCACTTTTAATTTCAGTCTCAATTTCTTCAATATCTTGTTGACGAATTAGCCCATTATCCCATACCCATTCAACACCTTCCATAACACCGTTGACAAACGCCGACGGAGCACTTGGGTCTTGAACAATATCTACAGTTGATAACATAAAGTCATCTCCCACATATTGAGCGCCATTCTTCTGTACAAGACTTCCCATACCACGACTTGATACACCAAGCTTAACACCGCCTTCAAGTAAACCGCTAACGATATTACCCATAGGAGTATTAAGGATTGATGCCTTTCCTACAACATCATTTCCCTGCCAATGCAGATCTGTGATTTTGTGTGAAACTTTATCCAGGTTTACTGTTGGTCCTTCTGGATGATTTAACTCTCCAACAGCCCTTCCTGTTTTAACTTGTTCGGTTACGTATTTTTCTACTGCTTTTTCAAGATTTTTCTTTTCGTAGATACGACCGTTTCTGTTCTTTTGATTTGATTGCATAAATACACCTTCGATAAAATAGTTCTTAGAACCATCTTTCTTAGCTTCGCAAATCATTTCTAAATTTTGTTCTACATATTCGGTTATTAATTTCATTTAGATACCTAGTAGTTTAAGCATATCATCTGCTGCTTTTTGAGCTTCTTTTTCATTTTTAAAGTTATTATCAAGAAGTTCTCCGTCTACATAGACTGAAAATTTAGTACCTTTTTTAGCAAGTACTACTTCTTTATCTTTTTTCTTACCAGCTTTGAAAGACTTAACTTTCTTTTCGCCGCCTGCAAGTTTAACTTTTTCTCTAAGCTCTACAAATGATAGCATGGATAATTATCCTTCTGTTGTTTCTTCTTCAGCGGTTTTACGCTGAACCATTCCTGATGCTATTTCTATCTTTTTTGCATCAAGAGCGGCGGCCATTTTGTCAGCCATTACAGTGTTAAACTGTTTATTAGCATTTACATTATCGCCATCATTTAAATTTTTAATCAATTCATTAATTGCCATTTTTTTCTTCCTGTTTAGTTATTTATATTATTATGAGTCCCAACGTGGATCATCTGGATCTGGAACATCATTTTCGCCATCTTTATTCTCTTGATCAATTTGTTTTTGAATATCTTCAATTTCATCGTCTGAGAATCTTAATACGTTTTTACGTATCCATTCGTTAGATATATATTTCCCTACATATTCATCTAGAGAACTTAACATATCAAATCTTTCTCTTAACATTTCAGATTGTTTAAGCTCTGAAAAGTAATTGTCTTCAATATAATCAAATGCAATATTTTCTTTCCATGTTTTCCAATCGTCTCGAGTAATAATACCCTTAAGTAAGAGTTGAGTTTTTAATAGTTGCATAAAGAGATCAGAGAATCTATTTCTTAATCTGTCTATAAACTTCTTAAACTTAACTTCGTCTCTTGTAATCTCAGATGTTCTTCCAAGACTATATTGAGCTTCTTGTTCTAAACGATTTACTGGAACATTTAATGACTTATATAATTTCTTTTGGAAGTATATAATATCATCTATTTGTCCAAGATTCTCGCCGCCTGGTAGCGTGGTAATTTCAGTTCCTCTTCCACCTTCTCTTCGAGGTAAGAAGAAATCTTCCAACATACTCATATGTTTTCGATCGTCTTTGATATCACCAGTCTTTGCATCATATACCAATTTGTTTCTATATTGATTCATAATACCTCTTAGGTATTCTTCGGCTTTACCTTTTGGTAAGTTACCTACATCAATATAAAATATCCTACGTTCTGGGGCACGCGATATTCTGTATATAACCAATGAATCTTCCATCATTCGAAGTTGATTCACTGGCTTTAATGCTTTATGTAAATATGATAATATTCTTTTACGGCCAGGATCCATCATACCTGAAGTTGCATAAGCAATTGCATCAGGATATATTTTTAAACCCTGATTGGCACCATTCATTGTTTTATCTTGGAACATAAAAAACTCATCAACCTTTTTAATAAGTTTAGCTCCAGTCTTTGGATCAGTTGTTTCTTCGACCTCTTTCACCTTTCTTAATTTGGTAGGATCGATATAACGTAACTCTTTAATTCCTTGTTTAGGATTTTCGTTATTAATAATAATATGATATGGTAATCTACCATCTACATACCATTTTCTAAAAATGTCATGAGCATAAGAGTTAAAACCTAAAAGCGATAATATCGTATCAAACTCATGTTTAACTGTTTCTTTAATTTTATCCGATACTTCTAATTCATCTAAAATAATATTAACAGGAGCATCATTATTATCTCCCACGATTGACTCATTAATAATATCTTCAACAGCTGCATCGCATTCAGGTTGTGAAGCGATATCTCTGTATTTCATTATTAAATCATTATCATTCTTGGCCTTGTCGCCATCCATGTCAATGTAGGCACCAAAGTGCCCGCCAGCCTGGATAACACCAGTGCCGTCTTCATCCGTTTTTGGTACAAATGAAGGTAATTCTTTACCTTTTGTACTTTTTCGATTGATTTCGAATCCGAAAAATTCTGCCATAATTTACCTCATATTATCGGAGGGGATAATTAAATCCCCTCGTCCAATATTATTTATATACCTACGAAGTAGTGTCAGATTCCCAGTATTGTACTTGGAATTCAACTGTGAACTCTTCAATGGTATTTTCTGAATCATAACTGACTTCTATCTCAGAAACGTTAGTTGGAAATAGACCTCTAAAGTCGTATCTCTTTGTAACTTCTCCAGCTTTATTCAATTGCTCAACAATTGCATCAGCCTGATAGTCTGTAGGATTTGATAATCCTGTGTTGTCGTTATTATTATTAATACCATTCATCCAACGTTCCATAGCGTTACGAACTTCGAAACCAGTGTCATTAATGACAGTGATTGTCCAAGGATCAAATGTTCTGTCACCAGCTATTTGCAATGTTCTACCTCTGAATAATACAGGGATAGGTGCAATAATTGATGCAGGCATTTGAGCTGTTTTACACATAAATGATGTAAGTTCTACATCACCCTGTGCATAACCTGGATAGTTCATAGTTACCTTGAAAAGGTTGGATCTTGCTCCACCGCCTACTAGTTTAGATTTAAAATCATCTACGCCTAAAATTGCCATGTGTTAGTCCTCCTATGAACCTGCAATCTCGGAGAATTCAACTCCGGATCTGGTTGCTACAAAGTTCAGTGTTATGAAGTTAATAGATCTACTTGGCTTGATAAAGATATCTGCCACAAATCGATTTCCATTAATCACTGCGCTAGTATTGTTAGTTTCATCACAGATTACTGAAAAATCTGTAAGTCCACGTCTACCTTTGACGTCTCTTAAGAACGGTTCAACTAAGTTTCTGAACTGAGCTCTTGTAAATTCGTCGTTAAATTCGAATAGTTGCGCTTTAGCTGCTGTGCTAACCGCTTTTTCTAATGCAATAAAAAGTCTACGTACATTTATTCTGTCGAATGCTGAAGGTCTATTTAATAAAGTTTTGTCACCAAATAATAATGTACCTTGTCCAGGTAATGATACTATTGGGTTAACTCTTGCTTTATATAAAGTGTCTCTGTCTGCTTTCTTAGGATTAAATGCTAATTTAGTTACTCCTAAAAGTTGACCTCTATTTACGCCTGCTGGTGAGAACCATGCATCTGCTACATTATCTGTGTTAGCGCATAATCCTGCGTGATGACCTGCAGCTCCTATCCATCTGTATACATCGTTATATTTGTCATATACATATAGTGCTGTTGAGTCAACTGAAGCGTAAGAAGTAGATGATAAACCATCAGCAAATGCTTTTACATCTGCAGCTGGTGTTGAACTACCTACTGTGTCTTCGATTGGTGGAGATACAAAAGCCATACAATCTTTTCTTGCGTTCACTATTGATATTAAATCTTCTGCTATTGTCTCTGCGCCATTGGCGTCAGGAGTAGCAAATAATAGATTTACATCAACAGTTTCTGCATCTTCTAAAAGATCGTATCCTGTTGCAATTTCTCCAACTGTTGGAGCGTTATCGTCTGATCCACCGCTAAGTGAAGCTTCGATTGCTGCTGTATTTGTCGTAAATGAAGTATTGTCAGCAATATTTTCTCCAGCATCAGATAAACTCGTATCATGATCAGACCACCAAATATAATTGGATTGTGAATTAATCACATCCTTATAAAAGTTTGATGTTCCGTCAGAGTTTTTAGCATCTGCACCTTGCGATACAAATCCAAAAGTTTCTAACACTGTTCCCGGTGTGCCCGATATAGCTCCGTCTTCATCAATGACTGCAACATGCAATTCATCATTTGCTGAAGTTTTACCTAGGTCTACCGCAAATTGCGATGTTCCCGGTGCAGCATCAAAATTACTAGAATACGTCCAATCGCTAAAACTGGTGATACCCTGACTAATCAATGATACTTTTAAGCTATTACCTAACACTCCTGGATATTTTGCTACCCAATTACCCACATTTAGACTTCCGTCAGCATAATTATTGTCGTAGTCCTCTTCATTCTTTATCAGCTGTCCTGTACCATCTGCAGTCGCGTTGTCGTGACCTGATGCTACTCGAACTACTTTAAGTGCGTTTCCATACTTTAAGAATGACGCAGCTACTAAAAAGTATTTTGCTGTATTGTTGTCTGGTGTACCAAATGTAGAAGCAAGTTCATTTTCAGAACCTACTGTTACAACCTGATCAACCGGACCCCAGTTGAATGAGCCTGCAAATCCGCCAATACTGGTTGATACTGCTGGGACCACATTCGTAGCGTCGATCTCTTTGACCTGAACGCCTGGTGATACTTGAAATGCCATCGCTTTGTCCTCTATGTTTGAGTTAGTTAATATGTTTCATAATACGAATATTCAATACTATTATTTATAATAAAAGGTTCTCCATGAACTAATGATCGTTTTCATCATTTTGTTCTGTTCTTTCACTTAAAATAAATCTTCTATTTGGATTAATTGCCACTTTAAATTGTGTCATAAGCTTACGATTAACTAACATTTCAGATGCTGTATCTTTGGTAGTTAATCCAAGTTCTGCGATATATGTTTTATTATTAAATCTTAATTCATGCTCAACAATTGGCCTTTTATCAAAATCTTGTAAACCTCTTCTTGGCTCAGATATATCAATCACTTCACTTCTAAATGATTTGCCGTTTTTTGACCATTTAACAAAATCGCCATCAGCTTCTAATTCATCTACGTGAAGCATTGTTGCAATTGCACTATTTCCTGTATCAAACTTAGCTCTTATTGGATCATCTTCTAATCCTTTTAATATAATAGTTTCAATATAACCTGCTTCAGATCTCATTAAAGGTCTTCGATTTAAATCACTGCTAAAGAAATCAATAATAGCACTAATCATTTGTTCATCTGTTTTTTTACCCAGGCCTTGTTTTGTTTTTACATCATATGCATAAAAATGAGAACGTATGCCTGGTGAACCATTAACCTCTAGAATATAAGGTTTGCCTTTATGAATACAATGATCAACACCACAATATAAAGCTCCACTACTTTTTGCGGCACTTGTAATAATATCTTTTTCTTCTTCAGAAAGTTGATAAGGTTTTGTATCAGCGCCTAAATGCACATTATTTCTAAAATCATTTTGATTTTTTCTTATTCTTTGAGCTGACCCTATAACATTACCACCCACTACGAGCGTACGCACGTCTGAATCTATTTTAAAATATTCTTGTATCAGTATTTGTGCCTTAAATTTCCAAAGAGATTCAGCAACAGAAACTAAAGAAGGCATATCATTTACTATTGATACACCTACACCTTGAGTTCCCGTAAGTGTTTTTATAACAACTGGAAACTTACCACCAATTCTTTGATGAGCATCTTCAACTGATTTTTTATTTGATAAAATAGAAGATCTTGGACTTGGAATATTATTTCTTTCAAGCATAATAACATTTGACATTTTGTTATCACATGATAGCATTGCTTCTAAATCATTAATCAAAAAGAATCCTATCATTTGTAATGATGATACAATAGCTTGAGCAGCTAATGTTTGAATTGCTCCAGCTCTTACAAAAATCATTGAATTACGAGTTTCTATTTCTACTGAATTATCTTCGCCATCAGCATTTTGAATTGTAACTTTACCAATCTCTACATCTTTTTGAGATATCCAAGCTTCATCAACATGAACTAAATCAAATTTTATATTCTTTTTCTTTGAAACCTTTTCAGCCAAATCAGCAAAGGTTCCTTCTTCACCGCCTTTACCTAATACAACAACATGCAAATCTTGTTGCTCTATTGGCTCTTCAAATTTTTCTGTAAAATATTCGTTAAAATTTTGCATTTCCTGTCCACTCTTGTTCGAACCAAATGTTTCCATCAGGGTCTTTAGTATATTTATCCTTTTCGTAGTTCCCACTCTCTACGTATCCAAATGGTAACATATCGTCTTGAATAGCTTTTAATCTTTCTTTATATAACATATCTTTCATATCAATATTAGTTAATGCTTGAAAAATATCAGTTGATGTAAACCATGCAAATAAAACTAAGTTCATCATTAAATCATCATGATTTGGAGCAATAGCCATATAACTATTTCCTCTACTTACAAAAGTACTCATTTCAATAATTGTTTGAGCATCATTTATTTTAAGCTTACCTTGTTCAATTAAATCTTTAATTGATGAACAACCAATACGTTTTACTCTTCTTGTCATTGTAGCACCAAGAGCATTTGCTTTAATACTTGATTCTACAAACATATTCTCATATTCTAAATCATAATATAAACCATTACAAACAACCGCACCTTGATCATTACTTTCTATAACAACATAAGCTTTATTATATAGATTAGCATATTTGTATATAATATCTGGTAATAACATTGGAGATATATTATTATCTCTAAAAATTGCAACCTGTTCAAACGGTTGAGTTGATACATCAATAATTGTAAATGTGCTATAGTCTTGATTTCTTCCTTTTGAAACGTCTACACACATTACATACTCATGTTCTTTTCTTGGTTGATGATATATAAAAACATTCTCTTTTATAAACTCAGGTTCAATACTCTGTTGTGCTAATAAATGATTTGCTCCTATAAGTGTATTACCTCTTCCATGAAAAGTATTACCAAACTCTTGTTCAAACTGTAATTCAGAAGTATTGTTTATTGTTTCTTGTTTCCACTTTTCATCTCTTCCTGGAACATCCCACCAATCTACTCTAAAATGTTTAAATTCATTTGTTTTTTGTACAGCACCTTCCCATAGTTTATGATATACATTACCAATACCATTGGCAGTAGATGTAATTACAATCTGTGTATCTTTACCAGCAGATACTACAGGATATGTTGATGTGTAAAACTGTGCATCATTTTCTACAAATGCAAACTCATCTAAGAACAATAAGTTAATAGATAAACCACGAATAGAACTACCACTTGTAGCAGCTGCTATTATTTTAGAATTATTACTAAACTCGATACTTCCTTTATTTAAAGCCTTACAACCTGGCTGTAAAAAGAATGGTAAATTTTCTAAAGCTAATGTTATTCTTGCTAACATCTCTCTTGCAACAGCACCTTTGTTTGCTAATATTGCAATAGTTTTTTCAGGATGAAAGCATGCATACCATAAAAGATATACAACCGATGAAATTGATTTACCACTTTGTCGACAAGCAAGAACAATAGAAAACCTATTATCTTTAAAATGCTTAAACATATCTTTTTGATATGGATAAAGATTAAATGGTACTAATCCCTCATCAAGCGAAATAATTTTTACATAATTTACAGCAAAATATGCAGGATCCTGCATGCACTTCTGATACTCTAGGATCTCTTCCTTCGTAAAAGAAGTTTCGACTCCGTCTCTTTTTACATTTGGATTACCTAGGTAACCAAACTCATTATTCTTTAACGTCGCCATCGATCACATTATCTTTATTTAATAACATTCTTTGTAGATCAGTTGTGCTTCCTACAAACATATTATTATTCGTCACAGTTTTTGCTTCTTCACGTTCTTCTTTTGTTAAATCTTTTTTCTGCTTTTGCAGATCCATAAGATTCTTTGTGACATCGCTTATATTTTTAATTGTTTGTGAAAGAACTTCAAATGCTCTTGGATGTTCTGATTCGATTGCTAATTCAGATAATACATCCATTGATCTTGTACCATTATAGATTAAGTCTTTATATGTCTTACGAGAAAACTCATAATCATCTTTAATATCTTTATCTATTTTAAGAGGTCTATTTTTTTCTACAACTGGTAGATTTTTCTCTAAACTTGCTGTCATTTTTTCTCGCTTGTCCATTATTCAGTACCATCCTGTGTAATTGTTGTTGTAACTGTATAGTCATCCGCATCATCACTTGCACCTACAGTAAAGTCCATTTCCTCAAATAAAGCAGTTGTAACATCTTTATCATGGAAGTCAAGATTAACTTCACGTATAATTGCTTGATCGGCTGTTGGTCCAAAGAACTTCATCTTCATTGTAAAATCTAATTGATAGATAAGTACTCTTCTTTCTGTAAACTCTCCTTCGTATTGATCATCTATTTGCACACCACCAAGTATTACAGAAACATCTTGTTTATAAGCAAATCCATTAACAGGAGTAATTGTAACATTATATTCTGGTTGAAAGTATGGTAATATTTGTTCAACGATTTGTAGTCCATCATCTTGATTCTTTACCATAATATATAATGACATACCAATATCATATGAGGTATGATGTTTTATTGTTTTCTTTTTACCAACATCAGAGGCATGTGTCTCAACAATCTTATTCATCTTATTAAGCTTTTGAGTAGTATCTAAAGAAAGACCTGTAATCTCAAAAGCCATTCTTGGTAATTTAATAGACATTCCAGCATCAAAACCAGTCTCTTGATCTAATCTTGCTAAGAATTTTT